TTCCAAGTATAAAAAACATTATTGTCAAGAATGACCCAAATACTAAACTAATTGCTAACATTTTTTATCTCCAGAAACTACTGATTTTTTGTCACATTTAATGTAAATTCAAAGTATATTTGTATTTTTCTATTAAAGAAACAAATCAGTTTTTGAAAAATTATTCCAAAGGGTTTAGATCTTTTTTTCTTTCCTCCAGTGAGTATAAATTCAAATCCACGATTTTTTTTGTGGTTAAAGTTATTTATGTCAGCATTAGACAGCTTTTTTTTCCTTAAGAAATTTAATCGTTTCAACGCACCCTCCTATTTTTTTACCATCACAAGATACTTGTGGAAATGTTGTATTATTTCCAAATTCAGAATAGAATTCATCCCTACTAAAGTCTTCGTCTAAAGTATATACGACAAAACTACTATTTGTCATTTCTAAGACTTGTTTAACTTTATAGCAATAAGGACAATTTTCTTTCGAATAAACTGTAAAATTCATAATTGAGGTAAAGAGTATAATTTTTATTATATATTAGTTTTTTAAAAACCCATATTTTTTCTACGTACAAATTTTAAGTCATATGTAGTATATGTAATTGGGATACTGGGATTATTATATGGATATTGATGTGGATGATACTCCCAATTAGAATCTCTCCAATTATTCCCCCACTTTTCTGCAATGTAGTACATATTACAATCGTGAGAGTAATCAACCTTTTCTTTTAAAGATAAATCGGTTCTCCAAGTTTGAGATCCACTTGTTTTGTAATCTACATCACCATGAAGATAGTCATTATCAAGAGATTCTGTTTTTATGTTTTTCAGCATAAGACGAATGTGATAATCACAATCTTCAACATATGCTGGATAAAAATTCTCATCGAATAATCCGCATTCTTGAATTACCCAGTCTTTAATTAAAAATAAATCCCACTGAAATTCTTTACCTTTCACAACTCCAACGTCTTCTTTTTCAGATGTTCTTACCATAGTGTCCAAGAATCCAGGAGTAAATGCAATGTCATGACTTGCAATAATCCAATAAGGATTCATCATATAAGATTTAATAATTAAATTCCAAGCACCAGAGCATCCAATATTTGATGGAAGATTGCAAACTGTAATTTTTTTAATAAATCTATGTGATGATTTAGACAACTTCTCCAATTCTTCGTCAAGTTCTCCCCTACCATTATTATTAATAACACATAGTTCATTAACGGGATAGTCGATACTGTCAATTAATCTTTGCAACCAATGAATTCCATTTACGATTGGAACACCAATAACTGGAATTGGTTTAAAATATTCTGCAGTGTCTACTCCAATATTTCTTAAATTACTTTCCACCTTAGACCTGTATTCATTAGTCAGTGGATAATTTTTTATAAGATCTAATAAAATTTCTTTACTCTCTTCAGACTTTCCCCACCACCAAGCAGCGAGTGATTTTTCATAAAGCAATCCATATTTTCCAGGATATTCTACATCAGTAATCAGATCTGGATGAGATTCAAAATCAGCATACATCAATCCATTATTGGCCTGAATGTAACAATCTTGCCACCATTGTCTCACTTCGGCAAACCTACTTAAAAGAAAGTATGCTTCTGGACGAGATGGAATTAAACAGAGTGCTTGCTCAAGAAGTGATTTTGCACTACCATCCCTAGTTCCCTGTTTCTGATAACAATATGATGCCCTAATTAATGCCTCATATGCAAGATGTTCATTTTCAGATCTTTCTGCACATCTAAGAAAATAAGATAGTGCAGGTGCTGTATGCCCGTTGTTCTCATACCAAACACCCAATTTAAAATTATTAAGTGCATTTTCAGTATCTAAAGAAAATTCAGTAATAAGATTCTGAAGACTTTCGTTTTGATTTATCATGATAGTTTCATCAATAAATTTACCTTTCCAATATTCTAAAACTTGTTTATTTGCATGATAATGGTTATTTTTTTGCCCCGCATTTACATCATCGTCTTGATCCTTCGAAAAGGTAGATTCAAAACTAATTTCTTCAACAAATAATGGAACAGTATATGTTTTTCCAAGAGTTGTAAAAAGAATATTTTCGATCAAAGGCATTACAGAAGAATTTGGTATTTCTAAGCAATACTCATTCCCCTTGATGTAAGTATCTATAAGTATTTTAGCATACTTTCTTTTGATAATATACGCTGTGGCACTCCAATCATCCCAATACCTTTCTCTAAGTTTAAAATCTCCAAAATCTTTGCGTATAGTTAACAACTGTACGGCATCCCAATCGTCTGGAAGTGAATTGATAAATTCTTGCCAGGTAAAATCCCAGTAAGGTATTGTCTCTAAACTAAGATCATCCTCACAAAAAAATGCATAATCATCATCATAATTATCATACCATTCTTTAATTGCTTTTAGGTGTGAAACACAACATCCAGCAGTTCCAGAATTTAATTGATATAAGTATTCTCCTGTAACAACATCTTCAGATTCTGAAAACCTTTTAGATATTAAAGAATTAATATGAATTCCATAATTTAAAAACTGTTTTTCAATATTTTTTTGACGCTCCGTAGATTCTTCGAGAGACAGGTAATAAGATGTGGGAAAATTATTTAATTTTGTCATACCTTTTTCGCAATAAAATACTGTGGATTTACTTCAGTTACTTCCCATTTTGTCATTGGGTCTGCGCAAACGTAATCTTCTTTCATTTTAGATAACCATCCTTGATTTACATTTACATGCATCTGTGCTAAAGAAAAATCAGTTTGCCATTCTAGTTCTTGTCCAGAAAATCCCCTGTGCTTCATTCGTTCTTTTATATCATCTTCATATCCTTTTTCAGTCACCTTTGCTTCAAAATTTTCTGTTCTTTTTTTGTCCGAGTGTGGTATATGAATGACGTTATGATCATAATCTAATCCTCGTTTTTTCAATCCAAGATTTTCTAATCTCATCATAATATCTTGGTCTTCTGAAGCATACCATTTACAAAATCTTTCAGAAAATCCATTTATTTTCATAAAGTTTGATTTGGAGACATACAGAAAACCAAACAGATATTTGTAATATGGATCAAATCCTATATCAATTGTATTCTGTCCGCATACAAAAGAATCATCATCAATCAAATATTCTTTATTATCAAAGAATTTAAAATACGGATTCAAAATATAATCACAATCCATTTTGAGAATATATTTACTTGTAGATAATGATGCCGCAAGATTAAGTGGTTGTGGTTGATTAAAGTATTCTTGATCGGGAACAGAGATTACTTTAATTCTATTATCCCAAGATGTTAAATATTCTAACGATTTATCCGAACTCCAGTCTACAACTATAACCTCAGAAATCTCATTGAAGTTTAACCAAGAACGAAGAGATATGTGTAAAGCATTGGATCTATTTTTGCAAGAACATATAGCAGTTATAGAATGTTTATCAAACACATTCTTAATTTTTTCTCGGGTATAATCTATGGTATTTTTCCACCAATCTAAAAGTTCTTGTTGCTTATCAATCATCGCTTGAGGATTTTCAGATAAATGTATGCATTTATCTGCAGCCTCTTTCCAATTTGAAGCAAATATTGCAGGAAGTTTTTCTTTATATTGGAAAGACCATTTAATTTCATCATCATAAGAAACTATGACTGGAATAGCGCCGCAAACAATCGCTTCATAAATTCTCCAACAATCTATAGATGAATTTCCTCTTCCGATAGGGATGAATTTAGAGTTACTATAAATTTCATGTATTTCTGGTTGAGATAATCCACCATTAGATGCGCAAATATGGTACCAAATTCGCAAGAAATTATTAATCATTTCTTGTCTGTCACCTTTTAAGTAACCAACCCAAGACCAAAAATATTTTCGATCATTAATTGGTTTTACATTTTCTAAATCTACAGGAAAATCATTCAAGTATCCTAAAGGCTTTTGAATTGTATTTTCTGTATATGTTTGATTCCACTGAAAATGCTCTTTTATAAACAACTCACAGTGATTTGCAAGTGAATTGTGGATATTATTATTCTCTTGCCAGAATTCATCCGATAATTGAATGATAATCTTTGGTTTTACTTTTTTGACAACCTCTAGAACTACTTCAAATGGTGGTGCATATCCAAAATGAACTTCAACATTTGGTTGCCTACAACTATAAACTAGTACATCAAACTTTTTATCGTGTATTTGATCAGCATTTAAATACTCAACATCTTTTTCGTACCCATTTAGTAAATCATTTAAGATAAAATCATGAGTTAAAATTACATCTCTGGATAATAGATTGAGAAAAACTACAGAAATTTTCATACACTTAATCTTCAAAAATAAAATCTTGAACAAACTTTTGAGAAACTCTCAATACATAAGCAGCATTATCTTGAAATCCAAATGTAATTAAATAATCATCATTATATTCACACATACCAACTGCAAATTCAACTTCAGCATTTAAAAATGCAAATTGCTTAGAGACTTTTGCAATATCCCAGTTTTTATCCCAAACAATAAACCTATGACGATACGTTCCATCTTTTCTATCCGCTGGACTACGGAAAAGATAAGTTTCGTGATTAAGGCAAAACCTATATTCTTCTCCCATAGGAATAACTTGAGATCCACCTCTAAGATCTATACATCCAAGATCTCTCCAGTTTTTAACTAATACCTGATCGGTGGTTTGAGTTTCAATATTATACTTAACAACTTCAGTACCATTAGTCCACTTTACAAAGTGGTATGGCATATCCAAAATCGGCATCCAATTTTTTTCACAATAAGATCCAGCATCTCCAGTATGTCCTGGAACAGGAATTCGATTTTGATTTAATTCCTTTACACCATTCTCAGTAATTTCAATTTCACATAACTCCATTCTTCCCGTGCCAATGGTGTCAAGATCACGTCGAACACCGCAAGCATATAATTTTCCATCCCATCTTACAAGTCTAGCATCTTCAAGACCAACAAACTCCCAAAGTTCTTTATCAGGATGTTTGGAGGTATCAATATGATGATACCATTTTATATTCATATTCTCGTCCAGTTCACATACAATATTCCAGGTACGTAAACGGAGATCATCCTCTGGATGAATATAAACAAGTGGTCCCCAATGATGTTCAAATTTTTTCTTCTCTGAATGATAGAGAGTGTAATTAATATTCCTAAGGTTTGCAATAATTCTACCGTTATCATTATAAATTGAAGGATTCGTAATAGCAGGTCCCCTCAATTCTGATGATGGAATTAAAAGTGGGTGAATTGATCCACCATTTTCTAAGGCAAGTTTTACAAAATTTTCAGACATAAATTGCTCGTATATAACAAAAAATTATTTTTAAATTTAGTACTTTGATCATTACACTCACTATATATGATAGCACTGATAAGGTCCCAATGTCAACTTGACAAACCTTAGAAAACCAAGTAGACTACCTTTGTCCCGGTTAAAGATACATAATATTAATAATTATAAAGTAACTATGAGTTCTTCGTTTTTAAAGAAAGGTTGGTATTATATTCCAGATATAATTACAAAAGAAGAAGCAATACAAATTAAATATAAGAACTTAACTGGGGCTGTAAGAGATCTTGGAGGTCTTAAAACACACTTTGATCCAGAAAGAGGCAATGTATTAACATGCTATGCTCCACCGGCATGTGCTTTTGTAATGAAAAGAATTCAACCACTCCTAGAGAATTTAGTTGGTGAAGAACTCATACCTTCGTATTGGTTCTCTACAACATATCACAATAAAGGATGGATGAACTGTCATACTGATAGACCATCTTGTGAAATATCAGTAACGATGAATATTTGTGGAGATGCTGCTTGGCCTATTAAACTTAAAGATTTAGAAGGAAACAAACAATCTGTAGTTACACCTGTAGGATGTGGACTTGCTTATCTTGGAATAGATGTTCCTCATTGGAGAAGTCCATTAAGAACTCATCCAAATGACAGATTTATGCAACTCTTTCTGCACTTTGTAAGAAAAAATGGTCCTTGTGCAGAATATGCATATGATAAAAATCAAAAGTGTTATGAATTATTGAGCAGGTGATTCTTCTTCTGGAAGTGGTGGAAGAGGATCATTAATCATATTAATACTTCTTACTTGATCAAATGTAGTTGTTAGTTTCACCAACTCCTCATTACCTTGCAAATTAACTGGAAGTGATGGGTATGAGGTTGGAAAAGTATCAGAATTTGGAAGTACTCTTAATGCTTGTCTCCAAGTTTTAAAATCTTCATCTAAGGTATTTCCTTGCTCGAATTCTTTTGTCACCATCCAATCGGTAAGTTTAAGCATTTTATCTCGATTAACTCTGAGAATATTATATCTTTTTTCTTTCTGACAATTATCAAAAGAAGTTATTTCATTATCCCATTGCTCTTGAGTTAGTATTGAAAGACCTTCAGATTCTTGAAGAACATATGGTTCTCTATAAACTATATCATAAACTGTTACTGTATGAAAATCTTCAGTTGGTTGATCAGGAGATTCTGGATTTATAATTTCTTCTTCAACCTGTCTCTCGGCAGTGCTTACAATAGTAATGTTTGAATTATTTTGATAATCTTCCAATTCATTACTACCTACTGTAATCTCATACTGAAAATATTCTGGAACATGTGATAGAAAAAATGGAATGTCATTTTGGTCTATTAATTGATGTTGAGTTTCCAATCCTCTAATATTTGGCATCATCAAACCAAAACGAGTGTCTGTTGCCCATGCACCAGTATCACGATTAATCCAATAATGCTTAACTAATTGAGACATCTTTTTAATAAACCTCTATACCGTATTTATCGGCAATCTCTTTATCAACCTCATCCTTTGTCTTGAATCCTTTGACTCTCATCCAAGTTACAAGAGTATAACGATTACCAGAAGTAACAGGTTCTACCATATGTGTATACCATCTTGATGATGGAAAACAAACAAGAAGTCCTGGTTCTGGTTTAATTTTAATTCTTAAATCTGGAAAAGAAAAATAACCACCTTCAAAGTCATCATTTAAAAAAAGTACAGTAGATATATCTCTGTCTATTGTCTTCTTCCATACTTGAGTTCCATCAGGATTTGTCCATAAACCTTCTCCATCATTATGAGGTTTATAGTGTCCTCCTGGACTATAACAAAGTAATTGTGGTTCTTCACTATCTCTTACCTCAAATCCATAGAAAGGATTAATCACATTTTTTACTACATTATCAAGTAAATCTTTAACTTGAGGAAAGACTGGAATTAAGTCAGCACACTCTACATCTCTTACTGACTTATCTATTTTTGATTCTCTCTGTCTTGTTTTATCACTTCTTTCGGCATCAAAAACAGACATTCTCTCTTTATGAGATTGTCTCATATAATCAGTTAAAAACTTTAACCCTTCTGGTGTAACAACTTTAGGTTGAATCAAAACATTAGCAAGAATATCATTCATAATAGAATAATGTGGATGCTTTATTTAGTTTGAGTTTACAACCTCTGCTATTGTATTTAATGCACTAGGTGAACCAAAATCAGGAACACTTGTTAGTGTTTCATCGGAAAAATTAAGTCTAAAAATAGTGCAATAATTAGTTCCTGCAGTAAAATATCCACCATAATTACTTGATAACCCACCATGTCTATATTTTATAGATGGTAAATTATTTGCAGAATCAGATACAGTATCATTAGAGAAATCTAATCTACAAATATTACATCTATACAAAAGTGGTGGACTATTATAACCACCACCAAAGTATCCATAAGAATTATTTCCAACTGCTTTTATCCATCCAGAACTAAAAGTCATATCATTTCCTGGAGCATTTATAGTTTCTGTAGAAAAATCAAGTCTTCTGATAGAACAATAATATGAAGGAGATGGAAAAACATAACCACCACCAAAATAACCATAAGAATTATTTGAAATTGATGCTCCTCTATATCTATTTTCTGATAAATTTTTTCCAGGAAGGCTTACAGTTTCACTAGAAAATTCAAGTCTTACAATTGTACAATTGTTAGGACCACCAGCAAAATATCCATAAGAATTACTGAACAAATTTCCCATAGTATTATTGGATGTTGGCAAATTATTTTGGGAATTATTTGCAGTTTCGTTAGAGAAATCAAATCTTGTAATTACGTTAGACGGATTTCCTCCAGCATAATATCCATAAAAATTATTAGAAACTGCTGCAAGATATGCTGATGGTGTATGTACTTTAGCGGGTATTGAACTAGAACTTTCTGTGGAAAAATCATATCTATACATGTCGGAATTTAGAGTGCTTCCATACCTACCATTGAGATAACCATAAGTCTTAAATCCTTTGGCACGATAAAATGATTTGCCTCCAGAGACTGCTGCTGTATAAGCTTTTGTTGTTAATAAATTTTTTCCAGGTTCACTTACAGTTTCGCTTGAAAAATCAAGTCTTTGAATTAGGTTAGTATATGAATATCCACCACCAAAGTAACCATAAGAATTACTTGAGGTTGCTGATGAATCAACAATTACAGTTGGTAAATTATTTCCAGGTTCACTTACAGTTTCACTAAAAAAATCAATTTTTCTAATTAGGTTGGTAGGAGATGGTATCCAACCACCACCAAAGTAACCATAAGAATTACTTGAGGTTGCTGTAGATCGAGATGTTATTGTTGGTAAATTCTTTCCAGGATCACTTACAGTTTCATTGGAGAAATCAAGTCTCGTAATTGTGCTAATCGTATTTGTGCCATTATATCCACCAGCATAATAACCATAAGAACTACTTGAAACTGCCGCTAAATTAGATCTTGCTGTTGTTAAATTATTTCCGGGATTACTTAAAGTTTCATTAGAGAAATCAAGTCTATCAACTGTACTATAATATGATGGTGGTCCATTACGTCCACCACCAATGTAACCATAAGAACTAATTGAGGTTGCTGCAAGTTCAGATTTTTCTGTTGTTAGATTATTTCCAGGGTCGCTTACAACTTCATTAGAAAAATCAAGTCTTGTGATTGTATTGATTTGTGCTAGTGGATCTACACCACCAACAAAATAACCATAAGAACTACTTGAAACTGCCGCTAAACTAGATCTTACTGTTGGTAAATTATTTCCTGGATTACTTACAGTTTCATTGGAGAAATCAAGTCTTGATATTACATTATTCTTTGTTGGTGGTGGTAGTCCGCCACCATAATAACCATAAGTAGCACCTTCTGGCCAACTTTCAAAGTTATTATTATCTACATTTTCTACTTGTTTATCATAAATCGAATTTAATCCAAATACATCTCCGACTACTGCCATTGATTTTTACTCTACTTTAAGGTCCGGATTAAATAATGATTGTGGAATTTGCTTTTGTTCTTGCTCTTCAACACCGCGAATAAGTTGTTGATCCATTCCAGTAATTTCTTCAATGCCTGCAGAAACTGCTTGCTGAAGATTATTCAAGAAGTCCATAGGATTGTTTGGATCGCCAAAACTACCTTTGATGCGATTGACATCATCAGTCAATACTGTAGGAGCACTTGCACGACGCATAGAGCGAATATTACCAGCATTCACGCCTGTTCTTGCGGCAAGTAAATCATCAAGAGATTGATTAGCAAGACGACGTTCCCAGTAATTTGGTTGATCTTCATTATATTGATCTCTTGAAACTAATTTACCACCATTCAATTCAATCAAACGATTAATCAATTTATCAAAACATTCAAGTTCTTCTACTGCTGCTTTAAATCCACGATTCAAACCTTCAAGCATACGGTGAAAATGAAACTCATCGATATCATACCAACATAGTTGTTCACCACCTTCACGAGTTTTCCACCAAATTGGTTGAGTCTTATCCTTCCCGTCCCACTTATAATGAAATTCTCTTGCCGATCTCTTTGCTTCAATGACTTGTTGTAGAAGACCTTCCGCTACACTTCTACGATTGATAAGTGCTGCCTTAAATGCTGATGGAATCGTAAAGTTGTCATGAATAATAAATTTTTCAATCTGAAAATCTGAACGACCTTGTGCTAGTTCCGTTTCACTTTCTTCCCAACGAGTTGCCTCTTGAAGAACCTTAAGCATAAATTCATTATTATCATCTAAAACTTCTTTAGATGTTGCAAGTGCAATTGCTTCATAATTGTTAGACATACTTATCCAATTAAACTAATAGTGTTGTTTGTATTTATGGTGCAAATCTTTGTGTTACTGCAAGAGATAATCTTTTATCCGCAACTTCCTTTCCCCATTTTTTACAAAAATGTTTATATAATTGTTCGGTTCTTGAATCCTTTTCTTCGGTTGTTTCATAATCCAAAGATCTATGAGAAAAATGAAGTAGATATGACTGAAGATTAAACTTTGTTTCATATTTAAATTGCTCAGATCTCAATGTATAATCTATGTCTTCACCACCACCTTTTCCAAATTCTTCATCAAATAATCCAACCTTTGAACTGACTTCATGTGGAATATAAAAACAGTAAAATGCTTTGATCAAGTTTGGTGCTATATTTGGTATGTTTGACGTAATTTGAGAGGCAATTTGATTGAGGGATTCTTCTTTTCCAACAAATTCTTCAAGTTCCATTTCATTTTTTATCCAATCACCATTTAGATGTTGATTACATAATGGAATTGAAATTGAATTTAAGTCGCCCAAATTTTGATTCCAGTTTTTTGTAAAGACAATATCATTACTCAATCCAACAAAATCTACACCATCCATAATTGCTTGCTTAAGAATGAAATTCATATTTTCAGCAAAAGATTTTGGAGAAACATTTGAGATTACTGTAATATTTTCATAGTCCTTAGTAAATGATTTATCATTATCAATCAAGAAAAACTTGTCTTGTTTTCTAAAAATGCTATTTCTGAAAAATGTGTCTAATGCAAGATGTGTATATTTTTGAGAACACTTCATGTCCACCATACAATAATATCTCGGTCTTTCTTGTTCTTCTTTTGAAAAACCTTGTATTAAATTTTTCCAGACTGCTGCAATCTTTTTCCAGTCATAAGTTTCTTTTGTGATTTGAGAAAGTTCTTTTGTTGCAGCATAAAATGTCTGAGGTTCTTTATCGAAGAAATCAAAACATCTTGAAAGTTCTTGTGCAAATTCATTCACAAACTTTGGAGATGGTTCCCAACCAACTGGAGTATTCTTTCCAACCATAGGAATATACTTACCACGATTGAATGAGACCTCTCTCAGTGCTCCTATATCGCTTGTAATTGGATAGCATCCGCATACCATTGCCTCTGCCATAGATACACAGAATGTCTCCTCCCAGACGTTAGGGTGCACAAAGAATGCAGCATCTTGTACGTGAGGAAGAAGTTGTTCTCGGTCAATACAAGGAGAATACTCTACACCAGGAAGAGACTTCAGTTCTTCAATTGCCTCTAAGTGTTCTGGTATTTTGAAGTGTTGTTCATATTCTTCTCCGTAAAGATTATGGGAAGAGAATACTTTTAACTTTGCATCTGGATGATTTTTAATGACTTGTTTCCAGATTTTTGGAAGTGGTGCAATGCCCTTGTGTGGTCCAGAAAAGTAAATTGCTGTCTTAGATTTTGGTGATTTGAGATGAAAAATATCTGCAACACCATTTGGAATGACTACAATCTTTTCTGCAGGTGCTCGGTTATATTTGATATATTGTTCTGCTTCCCAGTTTGATACACAGACAATTAAATCAATCTGCGATACAAGTTCGGGAAGTCTTAATAGTTGTGGTTGGTCACAATTGTCATGTGCCCACAGAATTTTATATTTCTTATTTGATTGTGCTAAGACTTCAATACTTCTTGAAACTTCAACATTATTTGGAAAAGAATAATATTGATTGAGATAATAAAAAGAACTTTCAGTTGCTCCAGATTTCATATCATAATGATGTAGATAACTTATTTAGTTTGTAACTGCTGCTAACTGCGTTATTCCTGTTGGTAAATTATTTCCAGGAGTACTAAAACTATCATTGGAGAAATCAAGTCTTATAATAATAGAAAAATATGAAGGTACGTTACTTCCTCCGCCAGCAATATATCCATAAGTAGCACCTTCTGGCCAACTTTCAAAGTTATTATCAGTTACGTTTTGAACCTGTAGTTTTTTGACTTCTTGTAGAGAAAATACTGCCATCAGAGTCCAAAAATAGAATATCTTTGAGTTCTCTTTTTCCAGAACTCCATATGATTATATTTATTGATTACATACTCACTTAAGAACTTTGAATTATCACGATGTATTTTTTCTACCTTATTTCTTACGGTATGCATATTTTCTAACTTATAAACCTCATCATTCTCATCAAATTTTGGTTTTATATTCTCAAAAGTATGAGTAAATCTTGGAAGTTCTAAGAAATCATAAATCTTATTCAATTCCTGTTGTGGATTATTTACTAGATTATCGTAATCAACTAACAACAAATACTTATTGTTCCCTTTATGAAATGCTTCTGTAAGTGCATGATAGGACATTCCAATAATACCTTGAGGAGACATTAGATAATCAGCACGATTATCATTACTGATTTCTATATTGTTTTTAATAAGTCCTTCATCAATAAAAGAAGTTGTTTTGGAATGGTAAATGAGATTTAAAAATGAAGATATAATGTCTTGTATGTCTCTGACTGGACAAATAATCTTTGGTTCTGGAGTGATGTAATCTTGAATATGTTGTATTTGATTGACCCAACCTCTAGATTTATCAATAATAGTATTTTGTGGAGTATTGAAGTAATAATTATGAGGTATAGATGATAATACTTTATGAGCACATTCTGGTTTTGGGTGTGCTTTGTATTGTTCAGAATTATATAAAAGATACTCTTCAGTATAATGTATTGTATCCAAAAGTGGTGAGTTTGTAGATGCGTGTATTTCTGGATTTTGATTGAGTAGTGCTGTTAATAAAGTTGAACCTGATCTTGGAAGACCAGACATAAAATAAAAAGATTTCATAATTTAATTTCAGTTTGTAACTCCCACATCATTACCAATAGTTACAGGTACCTTATTTGCACTATTAGTTGTAACTCCAGTAGAAAAATTTAATCTAAGTATATTACTTGATGCTGTTGGCGTAGATCCACCAACAATATATCCATAATAATCACTCGATAATGAAGCTGAAGATGAGGTATTAACTGGTAGATTATTCGCTGGATTACTAACAGTTTCTGTAGAAAATGGAAATTTATATACCGTGTTAATATATGGAAAAGAACCTCCACATATATATCCTTCAGAATTATTCTGAACCGCTGCGCGACCATCACATGTTGTTGGTGATACTGTACCAATTACTGAAGTAGTTTCACTCACAAAATCAAGTCTAGTCATAGTTGTAAACCAATCATCTCCTGGAGCATCATAATAATATCCACCCATAAAATAACCATATGAATTAGTAGAAAAATTTTGTCTATATCTACCTTTAAAAGGTAAATTTTTTCCAGTATCGGTTATAACTTCATTAGAAAAATCCATTCTAGTTATGTCACTATATTCTTGACTTCCTGGATACTGTCCACCACAAAAATAACCATAGTTATTGTTCATGACATTTTGAGATGAAAAAGATGCAATACCTAATAAACGTTTTTGGGAATCAGTCGCAGTTTCGTTAGAGAAATCAAATCTTACTATTGTAGAAATAGTGCTTGGTCCAGGAGTAAGTCCACCAGTAAAATATCCATAATTATTATTAAATACAAATCCACACCAGGTTGCACCTGTTGGATTAGATGCAGTTATAAATTGAGAAGATTCACTAGATAAATCAAATCTAATGTAAGATGTTTTCGTGTGTATGTATCCATAAGTCTTATATCCTTTGGCACGATAGACTGAAGCACCACCAGAGACTGCCGCCATATTAGATCTTGTTGTTGGTAAATTATTTCCTGGATCACTTATAGTTTCATTCGTAAAATCAAGTCTTGTGATGGTGTTAATATTAAATGGTGGAGAATAACCGCCACCAAAGTAACTATAAGAATCACTTGAAGTTGCCGATAATCCAGATCTTATCGTTGGAAAATTATTTCCTGGATCACTTACAGTTTCATTGGAAAAATCAAGTCTTATTATGGTGCAAGTAGTAGGTGGTGAAACTGGAGGAGTATAACCGCCACCAAAATAACCATATGAGTTACTTGATGTTCCTGCCGAATTAGATCTTTCTGTTGGTAAATTATTTCCAGGATCACTTAAAGTTTCATTTGAAAAATCAAGTCTCCATATTACACAAGAACTGGTTCCACCAGCATAATATCCATAAGAATTACTGGATAGACTTCCTAAAA